AAACGATAACTCAGCTACTCCGGGTTATCCTCAGGCCACATTAGTGTCTACAACCTCTGCTGCAGTTAGCACCGGAACTACAATCACATATACAACAACCTCAGCTCATGGATTTGCGGTTGGTGACAGTGTAAACATCTCCGGTCTTACTCCAGTAGGTTACAACCTAAGCAATGCCACAATTGCTACCGTTCCTACAACAACCTCATTCACCATCACTAACGCCTTAGCTGCCGGTAACAATACAAATACTAATGGCGGATATGTGGTAGATCTTACACCTACCGCTAACTTTACCGGCACCTTGACTCCTGCAGTAACTCAGTACATGTCAGATAAGATTCCAGCGGGCGTTAGCTTGACGGTATTGCCTCCTGTATATGTTCCAATATACCTAAGCCTAACCGTTACAGTTCAATCTACATATAAGAATGCTGATGCTAAGCTTGCTGTATATCAGGCTATGCTCGGTGCTGGCGGCTTGTTCTACTACGATAATAATGTATTTGGGGACGCTGTTACGTTGGCATCTGTAATCAATACTGTGTATAAAGCTTCTCCAGCTATTACAAATGTAAGCGTAACCCAGTTAAATATAAACAACGGTTCAACTGCTGCGGATATTACACTGGCCGCAAATCAAATCCCATTCTTAACAAATAACGCGTTGATTATCACTGCTACTGGTGGCATCTAAGGAGTAATAAATGACTAAGTACGGTACCAGTAGATATGGTTCTGGGTTTAAGTACGGCGAAACTACTTCGGTAAACGTCTACTATAACTCTGGGCTAACTGCATTTTCATATGACTACAACACTGTAAACCTATCATGGTCCAGATTTACTACCGACCCTGCTGACGGCACTGTGGGAAGCAGCTGGTACTGGAAACTTACTAAAAGCTATGTTGGGGTGGTTGATAATCCTGAAGATGCTGTATATGTTACAGGCGGTGTCTATGGTGGGTCGTCTGCTTCCTTCCAGTTAACCGCTACAGATATTGACTATGTAAACATTGGAAAAGAAGTAACCTATACTCTTTGGGTATTTACAGGGACAGTCTCAAGCGGTGGAACCGGCGTGTGGATTAACTGTGGTTCTAGCAGAGTAATTTTGTTAGGTCAAACAGATACACTTGCAAGACTTTCTTCTTGGGTGCCTAGAGCATGGTTGAACGATAACGGCGTTGCAGGTGATGCTGAAGGTGAAGCAAACAGTGATAATAGTTTAGAGCAAACTCTTTATGCTTTTTCTCTTGTATATGATATGTTCAGGGCAGAAACAAATCTTCTTACTAGGGTTTCTGACAACAACTATATCCCAGTAGCTATTGCAAATAAAAGAGTAACCGACTTTGGTTTTAACTATGAAATTTCTTTGGGCGACAGCTACAACCGTAGCTTAACTTCCTTGGGTTACTATATCGGTAAGTATCGAGGCACTGCCGCCGGTATCAACATCTATACCAACGGACTTACTCACTGGAACAATCAAGTAACTATTGGTCACAACCTGCTTCTAGACTATAACGATTCTTCTTTTGAAGAAAGTGTGGGAACCTGGACAGCTTCTTCTGGTACATGGGTTTCAGCAGCATATCCTACGGCCCCAACAACCCCACAGCCTCCTACCGGAGTTCTCTATGATCTTACAAACTTGCCTAGACAAGTGGGTTATGGCAAGCTAACAACAACTTCTACTACACCTGTAACTATAACCGGATCTGTTCCTGTTCCTATTACGGGCAATACTCGATATGTATTTAGTGGGTGGGTTGAGCACCTAAACAATGCTGCCACAGTTTCCACAACTATTACATGGAAAGATCGCTTCTACAACACTATTTCAACAACCTCTGCGCCTACCGCTACAACTACCACCACCTCGTGGCAAGAGTTTACTAGCAAGTCTGACTCAGGTAGAAACGGTCAGCTCGCTCCGGTTAACGCTTTCTTTGCCACCATCATTATCACTGTCACACCAAGCTCTTCATCTTCTAGCAGCTACCTATTTGATTACTTCCAATTAGCGGAGTACACAAAGAGCTTTGAGTATGAAGATGCTCGACGTGTTCGTGTAAACGTTCGCGGGCAAAAAGAAAACTACATGTCTAACCCAGACTTTGAATACGGACTTACCGGTTGGTCGGGGTATAACGGAACTCTTAGCATTGATAGTGGAACTTCCGCCGCGGTAGTGCACGGAACCTCTGCCGCACTATTAACCTCTACGGTATCTGGAACAGCCTCTTTTGTATCTGACTGGAATGCTGTTGATCCGGGAAGTACTGTTACCTTTAGCGGATATGTTATGGGCAGTGCCGCTTTGAACGCTACTGTCATGATTGAATTCTCTAGCCAAGCTAATACTACAACCCAGGCTACCGTACTCTCTGATAGTAACGGTCGTTACTACCCTACTACCGTTTACTCAGCTACATCATCGGCTCTCACATTATCTACTACAGCGACTCAACAGATCTATGTAACAGCAGTAGTGCCGCCTTATACAAAAGACTCTGGATGGCCTTTAGCTAAGGTAACCATCTCATTTGCAGGCGCCTCTGTTGGAACAAAGTTCTGGTTAGATGGGGCGTTGTTAGAGGAGTCATTAACCCCTAGCCGATACTTCTCAGGCTCTGGTGGAATTGATCCTACCAACCCTAATAGCCAGACATATTACAACATTAACAATTGCCGCTGGGAAATTAGGAACATGTTTAACTACATGTCTAACCCATCGCTTGAAACCAACACTACTGATTGGTCTGCTATAACAGGAACCACAATTAGTAGGGTATCTTCTGACAACGGTTATACAACTGCCTATGATGGAACATACTTCCTTAAGGTAGCTTATGGAACTACACAATCTGTGGCAGCTGTTGCGTATCTTCCTTGGGCAGCGCTTGGTGGAGAAGACTTTACCTTCTCTGCTTACGTTCGAGGACCCGCAGGAACCTACACTCTTACTGGCCCTAACAGTTCTGGAACCGCCACGTTCATAGTTTCTGCTGCTAACGCTGGAGTATGGACAAGAGTTGCTGTAACCACCCATTTAATTGCCGGTCAAACAAGCGCTACATTTACAGTGTCATCAAACAACGGAACATACTTCCATATTGATGGTGCTCAAGCAGAGTATGGCCGTAGGGTCAGCCCATTTGTATCTTCTAGCGGCACATCTATTGTGGCTCTAAACAACCCGCTTACATCAGGTAAATACATCTATGCTTACCAAGGTGAGGCCGCTGGTGGAGGAAAGGGAAACTACCTCTACAACTACAACCTTAAGACAACCCGTTTGAAGGCTACCCTCCCACTTGTTGCTCCTATGGGATCTACTACAGCAATTAAGACAGGTATTGGAGATACAGGTTACCAGGAACTTACTGAGTCACTTATTCCTTCTGCATCCTTTGAGAAGGATCTTGGCTACTGGGTAGGTAACAACGCAACTCTATCCCGGTCTGTGAACCGAGGCTCTGTATTTGGAGACAACACTTCGCACGGTCAAGGGTACTGCAAGGTAACTACTGTTAACGGAACAGCTAACTTTGGAATCAGCACAGGTAAAATCTACATCACACCTAATGCAAGCTTCTACAGCTCTGTAGCTATCCGCCCTGAAACAGGTAGCGCTGGAACCTACACTTTTACCACCGTGTTCTACGACGCTAACAACAACGTTATCTATACAGGCACAACTAGCAGCAGCATTACCTTGACTACTCGTTGGGGCTTTATGTCTGTTACACATCCGGTAGGAAGTATCGTAGGATCTGCTTACGCAATCGTAACTGTAACCTGCGCTCCTACCTCTTTTGCTTCAGGTCAAACCTTTGATATTGACCGAGTTGTGTTCCGCCAGTAATCTGTGGTAGAGTCTTTATATGGACACTATATTAATTTCGGCACTGGCAACAGCTTGCATACTATCTGCTGTTGAGGCATTCTTAATCTCTGTTGGTAAATGGCGGGGGTTATTAGCTATTGTACTCAGCGTTATATTTTGTCTAACCCTCATCGTAAGATTGAGGTTTCTATTCCCGTACATACTTGCATCTACCTTCATAGGGCTTACATTGTCTTTGCTTGTAGAAAAGATCTTTACGGGACTGCCTAAGGGGAATTTGCCAAACCGCATACCGCCGAGGTAGACTATTTAAAGAGGGGGCAATATGAGATCACCGTATTCGAACCCTTACCTGTCTGCACGGGCTAAGGGAATCTTTGCGTACTATGCTGAACTGGGTCGTCCAGTATCAGCCGATGAAATGTCTGCCGTCATGCCTGAGGGGCGTGACGCTATTCAGGCTGCCATAAACGAACTTCGTAAGGCAGGCTATGTCATCACTACCCGAGAACAAGTCAACGGTAAGTGGAGCAGCTATATAAAATTTACAGAAGGGACTAGAAAAATGTTGGGCACCGACACCGGATTTTCAGTACTCGGTGAAAAACCTGCTTTTACGCAGGAAAATGGTAAAAGCCCTGGTCAGACCGACAACGGATTTTCAGGGCTCTTGTCTGTCTATAGTCAATCAACTATTAATAGTAATACTACAGATATATATCCTATAGTAGAACTACTACGTAGTTCTACTATATCGAGGATTTCATCCTCGACTGAGGAAGGAGTTGAAATGCCGTGGGATCTTGATGGAGAAGAAACCGCTGACGGTGAGTTCCACAGTAAGTCTCAAATGCGTAGGGTTAAGATTATGCGTGAGGCGGAAGAGGCTACTGGAGCCGTAGGCAAGATTGAAGACAAGGCTGCTATGCGTAAGGCTAAGTACGCAGGCAAGGGGTTCACCACAGCTCCACTAGAGCATCGCAGGAATAAGCCTGAGGAAGACTGGAACACAAAGGACCTAGTCTCAGAGTTTGCCTCGCTGCTTAACGACAGCACCGCGGGTGAACTTACGATGCAGTTGAACACACAGCAGTTAGCTATCTGGATTAATCAGATGATTAAGAAGGGCGCTACTAGAACTCACATGCTAGCGGCAATCAGAATGTTCTTTGATGATCCTCGCAATCTAAACGACGCAGGCATCGGAGCTCCTCTGTGGCGTAGGTTCATTGGTTTCTATCAGAGCGTAGAAGGCAAGAAGCTTACAGAGGAAAAGGTTGTCTACGAAGATGAAGCCTTTCTGGCTCATCAGGCTAAGATGCTCAAACTACTAGGAGGGGGTAAGTAATGTACGATGTCACCAAAGAGTCGCCTACAGTTAGGCACGCTCTAGTCCGTGCTCAGGTACCCATGAAGACCTTGGGTATGGAGTTCTCAGACCTGGACGATTCCAAGGCCAAGACCGTGGCCGAAAGTTGGGTCAGTACAGTCCAGTCTGGAATGGTCATTAAAAGCCCTGGAAGCCCCTCTAGCGGCCTTGGACTCCTATTGGTAGGGGAACCAGGTCACGGCAAGACTACAATGGCTTCTGTGGCCCTTCAAAGCCTTATTAGGACCATGCCCTTTTCTTCCAGCGTAGCGGGGATCTTCTTGGACTATCCAAAGTTCCTCCGCCTAGAGAAAGAGTCGTGGGGTGACAAGGAGACCAAGGAGCTGATGGATCAGATCTACGGAGATGCAAAGTACTCCATTCCGCTTTTTGTCTTAGATGATTTAGGCAAAGAGTACAGAACTCAAAACGGTTGGTCAGAGAATGTATTTGATGCGTTGTTACGTTCACGCTTCAATGCAGGCTTACCAACAATCGTAACTACAAACGTACCTATCACAAAATGGAGAACTACGTATGGTGAAGCTATGGAAAGTTTTGTCCATGAAGCGTTCGTATCAGTTGTTGTAGAATCAGAGAGTGGGGACCGCCGCAAATGAAGAAAGAGAAAACCTTGAACTGGATGATCACTCAGATCTTTTTATCTGACACAGGGGTTCATGAAGTGCATGTCAATAACCTTTCACATAAGTTGCGTTGCAACTGTCCGGGGTTTGAAACTCGCGCTACATGTAAGCATGCGCGTTTTGTACAAACACGTATGGATAAGAACGGTGGCATCTATCCTGTAGAAATCTCTAACCGCGTAGATAGGGACACTAGCATCATGGCTAGCGAAGATCCTGTAGCGTTTAGAAACCTATTGATTAGCTACGGCAAGATCGAAGCGTTGTAGTTTATGCG